CGCCTCTGGAAAAGCATTCTCAAGCTCTTTAAGCTCATCGTCGGTCGGGCCATCCCCGCCTGACGGCTGCTCTTTGAGTTTGCGTATGGTTTCTCTTGCTTCAGCGAGCTTTTGGTTTAGTGCGCGTACTCGACCCGAGTTTGCTTTGTGGTCTCGTTGTAACGCTTCCAGTTCTTTTTGGCTTGGTGTTTCGCCATTACTGTCACCTGAATCGCCGTCTTGACTCTGGGAGTTCTTTCCGCCGTTCTGCTTGGCCTCAGCATCATCGGTTTCTTCACTACCGTCTGTCTCGTCTACGTTTCCGGAATCGAGTTCTAACTCATCACCTTTATCCAGCACTCGATTTTTGTCACTTGAGTCCGTATCGGAGTTACCTGTGATTTCGTCGAAAATGCTGACCGCGTTCTCATCGACTAAATTTTCGTTAGTATCTGTTACTTGCGGGTTTTCGGTATTGCCAGTCATGGTGGTTTCCTCTGCTCGAGTCCCCTGCGGGGAGTCTTAAATGAAGAAGTCCACCAAATCGGCGGCTTCTTATATACGGGTGTTATACTAGCCTGCGTCTGACGGAGACTGATCTAACTCCCAAAAAATAATATCTCTTAACGCTTTGGCTTGGCCTCTCAGTTGCTGGGTTTCTGTCTCGCCCGCATCTAAGTCCTCAAGCCGTTCTCGTATTTCTTCGAGGCGGCTTAGTATTCGGGATTTAGTTTCCCGCCAATCGCCGCCATAAAAATTTATTTTGTTCGCCATTCTAGTTTCGTCTCATGCTTATGCCTTGGGCGTTGAGGCTGGCTTGTGTTTGGAACTTAGCCATATCTGCTTCTAGCTTAGCACGGTTTTCTTCTAGTCGTACAGCGAGTTCACGCTCTTTAATCTTACCGGTCTCGAGCATTTTGTATAGCTCGATCTCTCTTGTTTGCTCATCTGACTCTGCAATTCTAGCTGAGCTAACTGCATTTTGAGCTGGCCTTCGTACTGCTGCATTTGGGCCTTCATAGCTAGCTCGCGCTCGCTGTTCTGAGCCTCTAGCTGCATCTGCTGCTGTTTTAACTCTGACCGCATCTGCTCTACTTGCAGCTGCGCTTGAGCGTTGATTTCAGCCGGACTTAATGCTTGGCCCTGACCTTCTTGTGCTGCACGGACGTTTTCTTCGTACTGCATAATTTCTTCTACCGTCGGAATTAAATCTTTCGGTAACTGTTGTGTCTTGGCCCATTGAACCATGATTTCACGAATCTTAGGAGCCACAACATTCCCGACCATCGGGTTGGCGCCGGCTAAATTCAGCAAATTCAAAATGGCATTAGACAAAGTTTCGCGAACCAATAGTGCCGAGGTTCCACGAGCATGTACTTGGTAGTCGCCTTTAATATCATCCCGCTGACTATAACGCATATTGAAATGATAAAAGTCGCGAATCAAAGGCGTGGTTACACGGTCGTCCCACATCTTAACCTGATTGCGGCGAACGGTATTCGCTGCGTTCATAAGCATAGACATGCCGCCTAGTACCGGGGTACTAGGACCTTGCTCGCCCTGCTGAAGCATAGGTAACCCTGTGACTTCGTCTGCCATCTGACGACCCATCTGATAGATGTTAGACAACTCACCTTGGTGGTTGTTGAACTCCATCTTCTGCATGGCTTCGCCCATGGAACCGCCTTCACGGATTTCCCATAACTTAAATGCTTTGATTTCCCAGTTACCATCTACCGGGTTTACGTGCTTACGCCGCAATCCGATTTGTGGACCTGCGGTTACGCTTGCGTTATCAAGCAACGCCCGCCACGCGGTATTCATAATCCGTTGCTCGTGGTTCATCAGGCGTGGTACGCCTTTTCCGAATATGCACGATTCGTCTTCTTCCCAGTTCCATACGCGGTACGGGAACGTGGCATCGTGGTCAATGACGTGAGCGCGAACACTCAAGACAATGCCGCCACAATAAATTACAACGCCGTCACGCTCTGTTAAGGCATCTTCTTCGTCGATTTCCTCAAAGCCCGGCACTTCAAATTCTTTAAATACCGCAAGAGACACCGGGCCGTGGTATTCCCAAACCTCGTAGCGGCTGTCGTTCAATGTATCATTTAGTCCCGCTAGGCGTCGAATATCGTCTACCGCGCCGGTGCCGTGCTGCGTCTCAGTCGCAGACATATCTAAAACTTTACGAACCTGAGTCTCTGGATAGCCCTTACGCTTAACAAGCTCGCGAACCTGTTTACGCGTCATGTATCGACGCTCAAAAACAAATTCACACTCCCCTATATTTGCGCCGCTCATATCCGGAAAAAAGTCCCACGGGCGTACTACTTCCGTAGCTGGAACAAAACTCTCCTCCATCAGGAGCATAAAAGTTTCTGTACCGGTTTCAGGGTCTTGTACCCGTTTATAGACGCGGTCTAGCTTACCTGTTACGACAGGGCCTTTGAGAATACCGGTACCGACCGTAACACCGTCGTGAATAACTTGGCGGCACTTAGAGTTAAACGAAGACTCGACTAACTGATCCTCGATTTCTTCTTCCATTAAGTTACAGGCGGTGCGGGCAATCTCCATTTCACGGCGAACTAAGTCGCTGTTTTTAATAATGTTACCGTTTTCGTCTTGATACTCAGTACCACCGACGACGGCAGGCGAATCATCCGCAAGCTGCTCGACCATCTCAGGCACGGGCGTAGGCTGGATACCCCAGTTACGGTCGTCGTTCGGGAATAGCAAGTCAACCATCTGGGCTTCTGCAGCATTGGTCTTAGGACGCGTCATGTTTACAAACACACGCGAACGACCTGCTTGCTCTAAATCTCTTTCTTCTTGGTGGCTATATCGGCCGTGGAATTGGCGCAAGTCATCGAGTATACGCTCGTCAATCGTGGTTCTTTGGTAAATAGAGTCAGCTAGTTTCCGCTCTAATTCTAAAGCTAGGAAGTCTTTGGCCGAGTTCGGATCGTACTCGTGTTGGTACTTCTTAGGCTCTGGACTATATTTACTCATAGAATCAATACGCCGTTATTGAATCGCCGGATGGCCGAGAACTTGTCCTTGGCACCGGCTGGAATGTGTTGTCCTGCAACGACTGGACACCTTGGCATAAATACTGCAAGGCATCGTGCGGATGCGAGAACGCGTTTTTATCTGCTTTGTTGTGGAACTTCTTGTTACCCGCGACGTTCAATCGCTTAAACTGGTATCCACCGTTAAACCCCTTACGGAGTATTTTACATTCTGGGTTTAATAAAAACGCCGGTTGACCCGCAGATAACCGCGTCAAAAACCAACGTACGGCTTCCCAACGAGCCGTAGGGTTATTAGACCTGTGCGCTGGCACCGCGTCAAACCCTTTTTCTAATAACACGTCTATGGCGCTTGTCTCGTCGTTGTCACTATCGTTCATGCCCGATGGATCACAAAACGCTGGGACGTCGTCTAAGTCAATTCCTAGTCGTTTAAAGTTCATATTAAAATACGGTATCACAACTTCGTCAACAAATCCACGAATACCCATACGCTCGGCAACCAGCTCGGTTATCACGCGAAGCTGGCCTGAAGGCATTATCTGCCCAACGATACACGCTGGGGTGAGTCCGAAGTCGAAGCCCATGACAAACTGTTTGCTCGATTTGGCCGGAACCAGTGGAAACTCTGAGACGTGAATCTTGTCGTTCCATTGGTCTTCGTATATCGGTTTGCCGGTAACAATCGAACCGTACTCGTTTCCAAGGTTTACTCGAATCCAGTCTTCACCTTTACCTTGCATACCGCGATCGTAATAACCCTCGGGTAAGTTATTCAAGTTCTCAGCTTCTGGGTTCGGTTTCCAAACGCCAAACTCTTTGATGACTCCACCCGGCTGCTTTAAGAAGTTCCAACCCTCGGGCCGTACGTTCTCAGCTAAGTCATAGTACCAGTGGTCATCGTCAGGGGCGTTAGTATCCCCAATCATACCGTGCCAATATGCGCCTGTCTCAGCCTTGGACGGATACCGACCGTGACGTAAGTCGCACATATCAATAATTTCTTTGTCTAACTCTTTCATCTCGTTCAACCAAAACCCGGTGGCTTGAGCGCCACGGAGTTTACGGACCGAGTCCGGCCTGTCTAACGCGAGAAAGACAACCTCAGACTCGACCCGAGTCCCGTCTGGTAGACGAAATTTTAAATGGTGTGTTGGTGGGAAGTCGTTAGTAAACCGTCCGAGCGATTGACTCTTTTGGTCAAACGAATCGAACATCTCCCGCCAATCTTTTATCGTGGTGGATTGCAGGTCCGGGTAAGTATTCCGTATCGCAAACCACCGGCTTTTTCTAACGCCTTCACGATTAGGCGGCTGTTCGCATATCTGCGAAAAGATACGTTGACAGCTACCGAATGTTTTACCTGAACCAAGAGGGCCCATAATACACGTAACGCGACCACGGTCGCTCATGTATTGTTCTAGGACGTTACCCTGCGGTTTAAAGCGAAACTCGATAGTCGATGCCATTAACTATCCCAATCACTAGAGTCGGCGTCGTCGTCGTCGTCGTCGTCAGTCGGCTCAACCGCCGCTGGCTCCTCAGCCTTAGCGCCGGTGAAGTCGCGCAACAAGACGGTAGGACCTAAGCCCGCGCCCTCGATGTGCAGCTTCTCGTTCAACCAACCATAGTGCTTAGCCAGCGTCTCAAGCGAGCGGTTAGCTACACCGAGACAAACATCTTGAACCTCATGCTCCTCGGGGGCGCCGTCTTTAATAAATACTTTACGAATCTTCTTCTGACCTAAGGCCATCTCTAACACGCTACGCTGTGCCTCGAGCCACTGAACGTGAGTGAAGCCCACGTTCTCCATGGCCTCAAGATGCTTGAGACGCAACACGGCTGAGATATAAGACTCCACCGTATCGCGCTTACGCAGCTTGGTAGCTTCTTTACGGGCGCTTAACAAAGCCTCTTTACGACCTAATCTTTTAAGCGCTGCTTGTTGATAGCCTGCATCAAGATACGCCTCGGCGGCGGTCTTACCCGCAAGGATACCATGAGCAAAATCGAGTTCTGTGGTTTTTAATTGGGCAAGACCCTCCTCGACTTTTTCGCGTAGCTCCTCTTTGTTGAGGAACTGCTGTTCATCAAGAACCAGTCCTGAAAGGGCACGTGTCATAGGGATCTTACCTCTAAATATCAAGTCGACGTGGTCCGAACATCTCGGTACGTCTGGATGGTTGTTCGCCATCATCGTGGCGTCAACACTAGTTAATCTGTTAGTCTCCGGACTACCGGACCGGTATAGCGTGGTACCGCAGTCCGATATTCTTCGCTTCTGGTCTTTGCCGTAGCTGCTGTTGTCTGATATTTTAAAATCAGTTCTTCGGCTCTTGCCCATTACGTTCATCCAACCATGTTGCGCTGAGTAACTTAATGGCTTCTCGTGCAGCCTCGACGTCATTATCTAACAACGCTTCAAACACGTCAACGGACCGGTCGTCCACCTTGGTGTCAGTACCTTTGGCATACAGACGTAACACAAACACCAAGACGGTCTTGGCTACAAGCGCTTTAAAAGCCGTACCCAACATGCGGGTAATGATTAGTTTCAATGCACCTAACATAATACTGTTCTCCTAGTTATCCGCCCACCAAGATTGTATGTCAATCTCAGGGCAAGTCTTGGCCGCAGTAAAGTCATTATGACCCTTAACCGCTGCCTCGGGGTAGTTCTCAACCAACCGCGTTACTAGCTCATCTAAGCTACGCCATTGGTGCTTGGTAAAATTGTTGGTACTGCGATTATTGCGGCTTAACCCGCCCACCATACATACACCGATTGAGTCGGCGTTGTGGCCAGCGACGTGAGCGCCAACCCGTTCTTCTGAGCGGCCGGTCTCAACTGTACCATCGCGGCAAATAACATAGTGGTAGCCGATGTCGCTCCAGCCGTTACCCTCGGTATGCCAGCGGCGAATGTCCTCTGCCCCTATGTCCATGTTGGGATACGTAGCTGAGCAGTGGATAATGATGTTGTTTATTTTGCGGACGTTCTGTGTCATGGCTTGCCTACCGTCGCTACGGTTGCAATAATGGCGATGCCGGTTAATATCAAGGTAAATAAACCTAACAGCTTCTTACGTTCTTTTGTGGCGCCTTCGTTGACGCCCTCAAGACGGAGCTTCTCGTTTTCGTGATTCTGTACCCGGTCGCTCAATTCTTTTAAAGCGAATAGTACGTCAGCTCGCATAGACATAATACTGGCGTTATGCTTCTCTGCATCTTTGCTTACTTGGACTAATAACGCTGTTTGACGTTGCTCTAGGTCTTTAATCTGTCTGCTGAATATGGCGCGATCTTGTGCGACCTGAGTCGACAACTCGTTTACAAAGCCTTTTAGCTCTTTGTGTTCTTGCCATAGTTTGTCCACATTATCGCTCACTATGCTGAACCTTATTCAGTAGTAAATAAAAAAACCCCGAGGCTCTGCAGCTTCGGGGTCAACTCAAGGAGAATCGTAATCAACACTTCGTTCATCAGTAAATTAGCAACAGCAACAGCATCGGTGAAGTTACCTATGCCATTATTGGGGAATTTAGCACAGAAAGTGGTTGTTGTCAACAGCCTGATATATTTTTATACTGTCTTTTAGTCTGGGCCGCCAGATAACTTAACGCGAGGCATTACCATGATAAGCACCAAAGCAGAAAAAATACTATCTATCCTTAGCCCATCGTCGCCCGATATGGAGCCTATGCTGGGTTCTTTTGGCGACGGCGACGGTAGACGAGGGCAAGCACCCCGAGCAGAAGAAGCCAAGGCTGCTTTGGGTTTTGTTTCTAAGTTCAATCCACTGGCGGCTGATTTATTGTTTGTTGCTTTTACTGTTGATACTCACTATGCAAAACCCCACGCTAAACAGCTTCTGATTAAACTCTCAAAAGAAAAGTTCAACCGCATCCTATCGGACGTTCCACCTGCAATCGTTGACCGGCTAACTGATTTAGGACTGATTGAACTGACCCACCTTATCGGTGCCTCTCGGTGCCAGTGTCGTGGACTCAAGCCAATCTGCGATTTATGTAACGGCACGGGTACCATACCAAAGCGGGCTTTAAGTGAAAGAGCGCGGGTGCGGTTTATGCAAGACTTAGATATTACTCGCTATGCTTGGGGTAATAAATACGCCGCTCTTTACGACGTTTATCTTGATGAACTGCTGGAGCTACTGTTGTTAGGCTGCACAAAACTGCGGCAAGTTATGGCGTAGCGCTACACTTTTCTGCGGATAAATTCGCACCGTAGTTACATTTTTCTGCGCTTAGGCAAACCGTAGTTCGATAACCGACCATAAAATTACTGGATTATAACTGTAATGCGATAATCAATCAGTGAGCGGGTGAGCCTGATGGCTCGCTTGCGTCACTTGTGACGGAGCTACAGGGTGACTCGGAATCTGTGAGGTAGTAGAGTATATAGAAATATTCACGAGCGACTTCGGTACCCCGTACCCCGAGACCCCCCGCCCCACCGCAGCACCGACC